GATGGCATTACCTTCATCGCTACCGTCAAAGGTTACTGCTGTAACTGGTGTGCCGTTGTCATCAACTTTTATAACCACATCAGCGTCGGTAGCCTGAGCATCAATCGTAATGTTCCCAACTGTTGTAGCTAGAGTTGTTGCTGCATCACCAGTTCCTATGTCATCTAATGCAGTAGCTCCTGTCGCCCCTATATCGCTAAGAACATTTGCGCCTGTTCGGAAATCTACATTCCCGCTACTATCAAGTACAAGGAACTTGTCTACATCTGCATCAGCGTTTACGACTGTGCCTAAAGTTAGAGTGCTAGAAATATCAACCGTGCCGTTAATATCCATGTTTGCTGCAAGCTGTAAACCTGATGAGTCCGTAATAACACCATCGGTTATTATGGTGCTTCCAATAGTGAAGTCGGTTGAAGCGTCAATGGTCGTGCCTACAATTTCAGCAGCGGTAACGGCTGCTAAAGCATAGTTTGTACCGCTTGTGTTAACTGTTGTTCCGGGTTCATTTTCTAATCCGTCAAAGAATGTCCACGGATCATTGGTAGCACTTAAGTCTCGGAATATACCTGCGTATTTAGCAGTACCTCCCACTCCGTATTTACCATAAATACCAAAGTCTACTGCGTCTGCGCTAGTACCTTGGTTTTTAGCAAGCAACAAGAGAGAATCTTCGATCGCTACAGTTGATGTGCTAACAGTTATTGTGTCGCCACTAACAGTAAGGTCGCCAGTTACAGTCAGGTTCTCCCCGATAGTTACCTCTGAGGTGGTGTGACCAATCGTTACGGCAATACCGCTTGACTCAGTGGCTATCTTTAGCGCGCCAGTTGCGTTCTTAATATAAGAGTTTGTACCGTCATGGTAGAGAACCATGTCACCAGCAGCTAGTGTCCCGATCTTTAACTCGGTACTGTCGTTAAGGTGCAGGGCATCTTCTGACTGGTCCCACAGCAGGTATCTGCCAGAGGTAGCACCGTACATCGTAACGTCTACGCCCGTGTCGTTCTCTCCAAAGACAGCATCACCGCTTACGGTCAGGCGGGTGAGGTTTATTCCGTTAGCTGCTTTTATCCAGCGGGTACTAGAGCCAAAGACAACTTTGACATCCATTGGATACTTGGTTTCATCAGTAGTAGTTAGATCCCATCTACCGTTAGCATCCGTAGTATCTGAAAGCCCATTAGCAGAGGTAGCGTTATCCGCACTTGTGTAAGCAGTAACCGTTGCGTCTTGAACAGCGTTACCTGCGTTGTCGTATACAAATCCTGATAGCGTTACAGATGTTGTTGTCATGTTGTTACCTATCTAAACCTAGAGCGGTCTATCCCCGCAAGAGCATCAGCTACGATAGCCTTAGCGTCGTCGATCAAATCATCCTCGTCCACAAATATAAGTCTTATTCCCATTGTTGCCAGATACTCTCGTGTGAGTATATCCGATTGCCTTACCGCAGATCCTTTTTCGTAGTGGTAGAAAATTCCCTGTACGTTTATTGCTATGTTCGGGGGATTAAAGATCATAAAGTCTATGACTCTCCCACCCTTGTCTAGCCTTCCCCCTGCCATCTGGTTTTGATACTGGAAATCAATGTCATTCCGTAACCCCAGTTTTAACAATGCTTGCCAGCAAAGATATTCGGGTCCACTACCTACCCACCAGTCTGGAGTAGGAATAGCCGGAATTGTCTCAGCCATTAAGTTTCAACCAACTGTATTTGTATCTGACCTCTTTCATCATGTCCTGTAAATTCAAACCCTGAAGCACTTACTAGATCTACGTTGTAGGATCTATCCGAATCGCTATCCTTGTAAGTAAAAGGAACAAGTGTATTCGTGTTAATAACAGTTGTTATATCATCCATCATCTGTTTAGGGGTAGACCCTCTAAACGACTGAGCCGTGTCTATGCTTACACTGAACCCAAACTTAGCGGGTATCTTTTCCCTCCACCTTAACTCGATCAGGTTTAAGTCTGGGCTGCTGCTCGCAGAATTACTTGCAAGGGCAGCCTTGAATTTAATGGAAGAAAAGTTAACTCCTACGCCAGAGCCAAAATCGTAAGTCGTAGTGCCGTTAGACGTAATAGTCCCTAACTCCGTATACGATTCGGTAAAGCCCGTAGCGTAAGAGATTACTATATTTACACCAGCCGAACATCCTGATGTAATAGCGCGGAAGCTGATTGCAGTTTTGTTACCTGCAGCATCCCCACCATCGAACCAAGGCGTTTCAAGGGTTCCGCTACTAGCGTATTGAAAAGTGGCGATCTGGTCAGGGTTTATAACGTCCGGGGATAACTCGATCCAGTACATTGTTGAACCAACGGCAAACCAAAGTCGGTACTCGTTATACGGCATACCTACAGTACCCGCCCTAAGCCCGATGTTATTTTCTGCCGACCACTTAACTTCCCAAGACTGCTCGTTGTAGCCTAGTATCGTAGAGGTTCCTAAAGCACCAACTGTAGTTGAGTCACCGATTCCTTCAGGTGCGCTTGAAAACATAGTGTAAGTAACTTCAGCTATGTCAGCATTTACGAGTGCAAGCAAGTCGTTATGTGTACCAATTAGTTTCTGAATCTGACCCTGATATTCACTTGGAACACCGTGATCTCTATCGAACCCGACAAGGCTTACAACGGCTGTGTTTGCACCTGTCTGGTACTTGTAGATAGCGTTACCTGCCGGAAAGTAGATAGAGTCACGCCAAACTATTGCGCCTAGCCCTGACTTGATATGGAAGGGTGTTCTTAACTCTGTCTCTTCCCACCTGTTATTAGTCTCATCAAAAGCCCATAAACCTACCTTGGTCGTAGCGTAGATGATAGGGCTACCAGCAGCATCCCGGTAAACAAGTAGTGACGTTACATAATCGTTAGGTAGTGGCAGTTTCCCCTTAATTGTCGGTGCGTTTTCAGGTCCAGTTGCCCAGTTCTTTAATGTGCCGTCTTCGCTTATACCCCAAAGAGTTCCGTGCCAAATTGTAAAGAAATTTACCTTATCATCCGAGTCAGTTTCATTTGAGAAGCTATTCGCCAATCCGGTCTTTGTCCATGAATACCCTGTGTTGCCTTGAGCAACAATAAGGTAGTTTTCTCCATCAGTATGGGTAAATGTAATAGCTTCAGAACCAGCATTTGTCAGGTTCGTGTTCAAGTTTTCCCAAGAATCATTGGTATCAGCGAATCTGTACACATCCCCATCTCTGAATACAGCAAAAATACTTTCTGCGCTCTGACCAGTCGCCTTATACGGAGTAACACTATTAATCTCACCTGTGTGATCGTTTGCAAGGGATGTAACTTTTCTTGGGAGAAGTACGTGTCCCTTGAATCGAATCTGGCAATTAGTCCACCAAGCCCTGTCAATAGATCCGGGGTCTAACCCACGGTTCCATCCTATACCGCCACGGAAGTCGTTTTGCGTGAGAATAGAAGCCCTTGGGTCAGCACCACGCTGAGTGTCACCGATGGTAAATCTTGGAGCAGCGATACTTACAAGCGTCTTGCGTACAGGTCCAGCAATCCTGTACCGCTTCTGGTTTAGTAAGATTTCGTTTTGACCTATAACTGAATCCATTAGTCCACCATCTTAGTGCCGGGTCTAAGGATGGGCAGGGAACGTTCAGCCTGAGCAGCAACGCCCTCAAAGAAAGCAGCGCGCCTATCCCTGTCGTCAGGGTCGGTTGTCCTGCCTCTCGCGAGACTGAACAGAGATTTACTTGTAGCTCTCGCCACTACTAGGTCAGGATCTATCTCACAAGTAGTTGAGTCTGCAGATAGCAAGGCAGGAAGCTTATAGCCGACAAGCCGGATTAACTTGTATCCGACCTCTCTTCTTGCAGCTTGGGTTAAGAATACTTTCCTAGCCTCTCGTTCCATCCTGTAGTTTCCACTCCACACACGGGCGTATGTTGCTGACTGAGAGTCAACAGCCTTTATGTCATTTATCCAGACATACCTAGTGTTACCGCTCGCACCGCTCGCAAACTTAAGTCCAACAGATGTTATCGCTGAGAGAAGTTCAGGGTTAGCAAGGCTTACCCGCATGTATGTCCAAGTCCTAGCGTCTGCTGCAGGTACATTAATAGTTTCTCTTGGGGTGGCAAGTGCAGAGGCTTCACCTAAAACAATAGTTAAGTCTCCGGCAGTGTGGGCAACAGAGGACTTAAACCAGAACTCAAGCGTGTCGTATTTACGCAAGTCTAAAGATGAAACATCTTTGTAGCCTACGGTTCCTGCTGACACACCGCTTAGATACATTCGAGTTGAGGCGCTGTGGGCTTTGCGATCTTCCGTATCAGCTACGATCGTTACACTTGTACCTTGTGTCCAAGCAGAATTAGCTTCGTCAACCGTTGTCCCGCTGTAAGAGTTTCGGTAATCGACAGCAGATATAGCTACTAGGGTTGATGGAATATCATATCTTGAGTCTCGTCCGTGAGCGTGATTGGACTCATCTTCGTCAGGCACTAGACCCCTTGGGGTTCTCTGAATTATTGCCTGATTAATAAATTCGTGGATACGATCTGGTGGGTACTCTGCCCTCCAGTATTCGTAGGTGTCATTCGCTTGCGTGTTAGCGGTAGCTGCTGGCTTGAAACTAAATGTACCTGTACTGCTAACGTAGTCGGTTACTCGACGGATAAGACCGTCATTAGTTCCAGACGTAAAGATAATCCAACCACCATTGAACTCATCATCCCCACCTATGTAGTTGGCATCAACAAGTGTTACGTTATCTCCATTCGATGTTATAGAACTTGATGGAGCCTGATCTAAGTTCGCAGCAATAGAGCGTCTAATCTGTTCTCTAGTTCGGCTTTGAAATGCAGCCACGATATACCTACCTGCTCTGCCTTCGCCTTCTTCTCCAGTCAGCTATAGATCTTAACCCACCCTTTAGGTCGTCAAGCTTTTCTTTGCTAACTGTATTGGTTTTCGTTACCCGCTTAGCTTCTTCCCTAGCGGTTTCACGTTCTTTATGCAGAAGTTCCTCTAGCTGATTGCCAGTTAATCTTGCTGCGCCCGGAATGTAAACACTCTTTCCGAACCCAACATCAAAAGTCTCTTCTGCAGGGTCGCCTAGAACCCTCTCTAGTTCTTTAGAAAGGCTAACCTGACGATGCCCCGCTTTTCTACCTGCGGACACAGGCAACCAAAGTTGTTGCTTCGCCAAGTTAGCCTCCTAAAAATTAGAACTTGATTTGCAGGTCTACCAATGAATACTCACCAGTAGCACCAACAGCTAGTACACCACCAACTAAGAACTCTGCACTAGAGTCATCAGCCATCACATCTACAGAGCCATCCGCAGAAGAGCCAGTCATTACGTTCTTACCAAGTACGACAGTACCGTTTGTAAGAACTGCTGCCGGACCAGCACTCTGGTTCCAGAAGTACTCACCAGAAGCAATGTCATGTGTAGGCACACCCAAAGGTGGTCCATCAATGTCATCGTAATCCCAGACTTCTACAGAATGACCAACAGGCTTATGAAGACCTGCTTGTGAAGAAGTTGTTAACGCAGTCTGAACTGTGTCGTTGTTGTAAAGGTCAATGGTTAAAGTTGCACTTGCAGCAGCACTACTGTGGTCTGCGATTTGGAAAATCTGACCCTCACCAGCAGCGTCGTTAATGAAAACGTAGCCATCTACATAGTCGCCACGAGTTCTAAAGTCACCTGTGTACTTACCACTACCTGTAATAGCAGTAGTTTGGTTAGTCAGCTTTATCTGGTTCGCACCAGCAGCAGCAGCTTCAGCAACAGGTATGTCAACGAGATGACCTGAAGATGTTTGAGAACCCATCGTTACTTTACCAGCCGTAATAGCCGCGGCTGCGTAAGAGTAGTAGAAGACTCGCCCATCGTTATAGACCATCTTTGTGCCAAGACGATGCTTTTGCGTCGTAGTGGCAGTTTTGTCGTATCCGGGTGAACCAGATACTACGGTTGGAAATGCCATGAGAGTTTTACCTCGTATTAACTTTTACAGGCTCTTTTTTAGTCCTGCGATTACCGATGTTAGAGGACTCGGTTATCGTTACATCCTTTTTTTCAGTCGCATCAGGAGGACTCCTGAGGAAACCTCGCTCTAAGTATACTGCTTCAAATGAAACAGGAAGATTAGGACATTCAATCCATTCGTCCGAATCAGCATCATGTTTCCAGTAAGAGCGTTTTACAACGCCCCTTACAGTCATACCTTGTAAGCCAGATTTAACCACAAGAGCCTCCTAATAAAACTAAGCGTTGGTAGTTGTCGGGTTTCCGATTTCGTACTGGATTGCAGCACCACGGGTATCGTCAACTTCAAAGACTGCATAATCTTCAGTAACAACTACTTCGTGCGCTCGCAGGGAAATGTCCCGATCACGCTCTTCTCGCCTTGCCCTTGCAGCAAGATGACCCATAGCTGTCTTGTCAGCAATAACTCCATAACCAGAGTTATCGGTTACAGTCTGAATGTTTCCATCCTCAAAGAACGGAACACCTGAAAGCTTAATACCAGTCCAGTAATCTTTTACTGCTGGCTTGTTGAAAGCGTCAGGGAGTGGATAAGTAGCAAGAGTGTTGCCTATATCCGTTGCCAACTTCCAAAGAGCATTAGGGTGGTGTACGACATAAATGTCGTTACCAAACTGATCTGCTTTTGCGTTAGCAATAATTGCCGATGCGTTAGCAAGGGTAAGGTTGATGTTGTCATTACCAAGTTTTGTTCCACCGTTTAGGGTTGGAAACAAAGCAATGATATCTGTGTCCTTTTTACGCGCCATTGCTTCACCCATCTGGCGACCAATGATCTTGAACACATCTTCGTTGTTCTGCTGGAGGAGGGTGTCGGTAATAATTACCTTCAGTCCTACTTCAGCGGTAGTAGCGGTGACAGTTGATACATCAATGTCCTCGCTGTCGATCATGTCCCGACCTTCTACCAAGTCCTCAGCATCCATCTGCCCGACTTTTGGAATCGTGAGTTGATACTCACCCTTTTTGAGGTTGAACTTTTCAATAAGTCCAACCATCGGAGCATTATGCTCTTCGGTATATCTAGCCGAAGTAAGCATAATACGCGACATATTTTGTAAGTTACCAGATGTACTGGTCTGTACAGAAGCCATGTTTTATACCTCAGTCGAAAATGGTAAGTCCTAGCTTCTGAGAAGCAGAACGAGCCATATCTGTTGTTACCGCAGGATCTCCTGCGTTATATCGGTCTAAAACAGCCGAAGCGTCGGAAGGGGCAACATCGGAAGCAGGAGTCGCTGATCCATATTGCTGAGAAGGAGTTACACCCTGCAGTCGACTCTCAAGATCTTTTATTCTCTTAAGACTCTTAGCATGACGTTCCATCTCTGCTGGACTGCTAACGTCCTGTAGTTCCGAAAAAGGAACACCGTACTGCGAAGCAAGCTCGTAAGCCCTAGCAAGCTGCGTCCTAGAGTTTATCTCTGACGTTTGCTGCTGGTTCTGACGTTGTTGATGCTGCACTTGCAAATTCGATATATAGGCTTCTTTCGCAAGACCAGCCTGTTCATTCGCCATTTGCTGTGCAGTTACGTCATCTATTCCTTGCTGTAAAAGTTGATCTCTCTTCTGTTGAGCGTATTGAGCTACTTCTACGTCAAGATTTTTTAAGCTTTCCTGCGCCTGTGCGTTACTCCTTGCTTGCCGTTCCTCGGTAAGCTGTTTTTCCATCTCAGCCATTTTTTTGTCCGTTGCAGATTGGTATCTTCTGAACGCAGGACTATTTACTATGTCTGAGTCTTCTGACTGAGCTTCCGTCGGGCTTTCCCCAACCTGAATATCTCCGTCGTCAACACCAACACCTATCGGATCTTCTGTAACTTCAGTTTGAGGTTCTTCAAAAGTAGTTACATCTTCCGTAGGAGAGTCAATGCTAACGGTTGCCGGATCTACTACAGATTCGTTTAGCGGTTCTTGTCTCTCAGTTGTCATTCAATTCTCCAGTTACGCAACACCTGTTAGATGGGGCATAACGATTGTTTAGGTTGCTACATAATAAAGGGAACTACTTAACTCTTTCAAGTATCCCACGAGTGATTTCGATTTGTTCTCGCGCTTTCGGGATTTCTGATCTTCCCATCGAAAGCCGTCTTCTTGCCTCGTTAGAGTAAATTATATTTTTAGCGACAGCGTAATAGTTTTCCGCTAGACCCAACGGGTCTTCTACAACCAGTTCCGGGGGCAGTTCTCTTCCTGATTGCCTGTATAAAGCTCTCCTAAGCGCATTGTCACTCGCTTTTTTAATGTTGCCCTTGCCTGAAGCTTTTTGAAGTTTAAATACGGAGTCTGGAAC